AAAAAAATAACAACTAATGACTCAAAAGAAATATGGCAACTCTTGAAAAATTACTATTCCAAAGTATGTAATAAGGAGTCTTGTTGGGTAAGACAAATGGCAAAAGGTACAAAAATGGAAAAAGAATTATTAGAATCATTTTCGCCCACGTCACCCATTGAGTGGAAAAAAAATCCAAATGAATGGTTATCTAGTATTGATATTATCGAAGTAATGAATCAATATGAAAAAAGTTATAAATGTTTTGACTTTCTAGGACCATCACCAATTGATTATGATACACATAAATTATATGGCGAATGCGTTTGGGAAGAATTATGTCATTTTAGTTTAGCAGACCAAATCAAAAAAGGTAAGAATAAAATTGGTATTATTTTTAATACTGATCCACATGATAAAGATGGAGAACATTGGATATCTTTATTTATTAATATTAAAAAGGCCAATATATTTTTCTTTGATAGTGCTGGAGATAAAGCACCTAAACAAGTAATGAAATTTGTTAAAATGGTGACAGAACAAGGTAAAAAACTGTCTACTCCAATTAATTTTAAATTTGACCAGAACTATCCAGTAGAACATCAATATAAAAATACAGAGTGTGGTGTATATTCATTATATTTTATAGTACATATGTTAGAAGATAAGATAACTGGTCACTATTTGAAGACACATGTATTAAAAGATGAATATATGCAACAATTCAGAAAGATTTATTATAATGAAGAGCTATAAATAATATAAATAAAATTATATTCATTTCAAATAACAACATAAAAAATACTTATTATTTTATTTATAAAACAAAATAATGAATAAATCACTAGGATCAATACAACATTTTATAAATAACAAAAATCTTTCAATGTTATGGGAAGTTTTGTTAGATGAACTTCAATTAAATACTCCAAAATCGGGTCCTATAATACAAAATATTAAAACAGTATTTGATGGTAATATTGATTTATTTAAGACAAGAGCTAATCCAAATATGGGATTAATGAGTTTAAATAAACAGTTTTTAAATCAGGTTCTTATTGCTGTTAACCAATTATTTCCAAATCTAAAACAAGAACAAATGTTAAAACGTATAAATATTGGGGATGAAGTAATAGATGAACCATATAGAGTAGAAGATATTCAAAATGCACGACAAAGTGATTTTGAAAAGCAAGTATTAAATAAGCGTAATGAGTTTGATAATATGATTAACCAAAAGAAACCAAACCCAATTGACTTTTCAGATAAAGGTGAGCCTGAATTAAAAATAACAGAAATGGAAGCACTTATTGCGGAGACAATGGCAAAACGTAAATTTGATATTGAGCAACTACAAGATCAAAATATAACAACTAAAAATATTGTAAAATCTATACCAAAATCTGAAAAAACTGTTTCATTTAATGATAATATAACACATATTGAAAATTATCAAGATAACAATAACAATAATAATAATAATAATATAACTATTGTAGTAGATGAAAATGAAGAAAATATTATAAATTCTAACAATATTTTTAGCAAATTAAAAAAAAATACTAAGCCTCAAATAATACTTGAAAATACTATTGATTTTAAAAATGAAATAATAAAACTAGATAAAAAAATAGATATACTTAATGAAAAAATAGATAAACTATTTACAATAATTGAATATATTAAAAACTAAGATTAATCCCCAATTATTTCACCAATTGCTACATCTACCGCAAATTCTGCTATATGTAATGCTACTTCTATTGCTATTTCTTTTCTTCCCTTAGCTGTTCTTAGGCTCGGGCCACCAGTAAAAGCAGATTTTAATAAAGATAAAATGCCTGTAACCTTAGCAATAACTAAGTTTAATGTAATTGGAATTCTAGACCTAATTATAAATTTTATTGCAGCACTTTCTATTTTATGTACATAACTTACACCATTATTTAAACTATATACTGTTTTTAAGCCAGAAAGTATATTATTAGTTTTTATCATAGAAGTATTTAAAATAGGTGGTAATGGTGGTAATAAGTTGAGAGGCACTAAATTTGCTGTAGTATATCCAGTTACTTGATTAGAGGGTGAACTTCTAATACCTAAATTAGTAACAGCCTTTATAACATATCTCTTATTAAAATTCTGAGAAACTGGACCACCACCTGATAAATAATTATTTATTCTTAATTGTCCACCACCACTATTAAAATATGTATTAACTACATAACTTTTACCACCATCTATAGATACATCATAAGACACAATATCTGCTCCTGGAACCTTTACTTGGTAAAAATAAATAATTGCTTCGCCATTATTTGTATCGTTTTTGTCTTGCGGTTTTACAAGATAAATAAAAGGAGTAGACGGTACAGCTGCTATTGTTGTTTTAACATAATTACTATCATCACTTAGTAATCCATTCCATGATCGTAGTGCAAATGTGTATGATTGCTTTGGTAATCCAGATACTATAAATGGACTTGTTGTTTGTTCATTTGGTAATAAATAAAAAGTATTTCCCGAATCTACACTATAAGCATAATTAGTAATTGGCCTAGAACAATTTATATATTGTTGTCTAAAATATATATTATATGTATTATTAGTTTCATTATATATAACATTTTCTATAATAGGTGGATAATTTGAATAAGTCATTTTTACATTAACAATATTAGATGGTTCACTATACTTTCCTATTTTGAATGTATTTGTAAAGGAACTAGTTGTAATACGCTCACTATATAGTCCATTACAAAAATCTGATCCACTAACCGAATATGCACGTATACAGACATTATATTCTCCATTAAATTGTAATCCACTTAGTGTTAAAGGACTAGTATTTTGTGAAGTTTTCAAAAGGTTAAATGTTTTACCACCATCTATACTTACACCATAATTTACTATATTTTCTGAATTTTGTATAGTATTGTTGAAATAAATACTAATTGTTCCATCCCTTGAAGATATACTTGAAATAGTAGGAGTACTAGTAAGATAATTAACCATAAAATTATAAGGTTTTATACTTCTTAATCCAAGTTGTTTAAATAGTGACTCACTATAATCATTATATGCCTCGACAGATTTATTTATTAAAAATGCCAAGGGGTCTTGTTTTGGATATGATAGCCCTGTTGCCTTTTGCCAAGTATCTTTATATGATTTTCCCCAAACATTTGACCCTACACCAGATTTAACCGGTTTATATGGTACATCTATTATTATACAAACTGCATTTGAACTACTGAATGTTCCATTATATGATGATATATAGAAACTAGCACCTGGAGCAGGAATTTCAACATCATTAATAATTATAGGACTTTGTTTTGAAAATGGAGTTATAAATGTCCAGTCTTCTCCATCAAGACTATAAGCATAACTAGTAATATCTGGAGATGTATTTGTATCTAATTGTATAAATTCTATTAAAATAGATTTATTTCCAGTTATAACATTAGTAATTCTAGGTGATGGTTGAGATGTCAAAATAATTGCTCTATTAAGTTCTGTTTGTGTAAAACCAGCTGCTAAAATATCTGTATCAGAATATCCAGCTGTTTTTAAATCAGATGGATTAAACCCAGCAGATTTTAATGTAGCTGCTGAATATCCAAAGGTTGATACTTGTTTTTTAGTCCATCCTACTTTTAGAAAATCATTAGGAGTATATCCAGTAGTAGTAATATTAGTAATTACTGTTTCTTTAGGTATTTGATCAATAGGAACACCTCTAGCCCAAAGTAAACCAATTTTATCTGTACTTGAAGGATTAAAATTTAAAGTTAATACTGCTGGAGAATACCCAGCAGCTATCATTTCATCATATAAAAATCCTTTATTTGTTAAAACACCATTTTCATATGTGAATACTCTTGTAGTTAAATCCGCAGCTGAATATCCTGATCCTTTGAATTCTTCAGGGGAATATCCATAATTTAGAATTAGTGTTGCTGCTGAAATTCCTCCTAATCTCATATCACCTGCATGAAATCCAACTTGTTTTAATTCATATATTGTAAATGCTGATTTCATTTCAGCTACACTATAACCAGCTATTTTAATATCACTTACTCTATATCCAGCTGTTTTCAATTCAAGCGGTGTGTATCCAGCCTCTCTTAAATCAAGTATTGAAATATCTTGAATATTTGCTACTAATTCACTAGCAGTATATCCTGCATTTCTTAAATTATATAATGAATAATCTGCATCAAGTAAATAATAAACTTCATCCCAACCAGCCGCAATA